ATAAACCAAATTTATATGCTAAACCTATAATTGATATAAATGGAAAAATCGGGCCATGTCAGAGTTATTATGATGGTAGTCAGGCTTCTTGTACCTATACATTGAAAAATTTTTCTCCTAATGCTAATCCATATTATACTATTGAAGCAATAGTTAAAAGAGATACTAATTTTGGTAATTATAGACTTATTTTTGGTAACACTAACGGTGCCTCATCTAATAATTTTCTTTGTTGTCTTAATAATGCGAAAATGGTATTATATTGCTCGTCCGGTGGGTGGCTCGTATCTACTAATGATATTTTAACTAATTTGGGAGAATGGTATTATATTGTGTGGTTAATTAAAAACAATATAGTTGAATATTATTATGGCCCATATTTAAAAGATTCTCAGGATTCTTTTTCTACATTAGGTACGAACAGTTTATCACTAAGAACCGGTTATTATAATAGCTCTTATGCATTTGATGGGGATATTGATGAATTAAGATTTTCAACTATAGAAAGATCTGCTGCATGGATCAAAGCTACATATTATAGTAATTGGAACGCACTTATTTTATTGGGTGATGTTGAATATGCCCCCTCATATTTTTATCAAGGTTATGTAAAAGAATCTGGTAATCCAGTTAGTAGAATTGTAAGATTATATAGACGGGATACTGGAGAATTAATAGATTCGTGTGAATCCTCTGTGGTGGATGGTTACTACTATGTAACTACTACACACAGCGGTGAACATTTTATAGTAGCGTTTGACGATGATGCTGGTGAAGAATTTAATGCTTTAGTGTTAGATAGATTAGCGTCAGTAGGAACCATATAAAACTATGAGTTTTGTTTATTTTAATTTTATTGATACTTCAAAAACTAGTGGAACTAATTTTAACTTTTATATACCAACCACTAATGAATATGATTTTGATTTTATAGAACCAGATTATTTTCCATCGACATATGATTTTTTATTTGAATCTCTTTTTATATTTTTTAAAATATTAAAGAGTACTTCTAACGATATAATTGCAATTTGGGCGGATTCAAATGCAAGTACCGATAGTGGAAATATATATGTTTCTTCTAATGATGTATTTATGATAATTGATATGAGCACAAAAACAATAAAAAGTTTTATATCTCAAACTAATAAAGGTATGGATAATACAGTTTTAACTTCTAATGATATAACTGATGTCAATTATCCCGCCTTAAAGGACGGGATCTTATTGTCACAAGAGATATAAATATAAAAGGAATTTAATATATGACTATTTGTTCTGGTATTGTATATATAAATGATACGATAGCTAGTGGAATTATGGTGAGATTATATCTTAGATCTTCAGGTGAATTAATAAATGAAGACGAAACTAATTCTTTAGGAGAATTTTCTATTGATACTATATATGATGAATATCATTATGCTTTAGCATTATATGATGATGACACTACAAATGCTTTAATTTATGATTTTATACACCCATAATGTTTTTTAATAGAAAAAGATAATGGCAAATTATATACCACCTCAAATACATAATATTCCTTTTGCTTTTAATACTGGAGGTTATTCAGTTCCTAATTTTAATAACCTATCTTTTAATTTTAGTACAAAAACTCTTAATTCTACCTCCTCTTATTTTAATGCAGCAATAAGTGTTATGGGCACTTACCAAACATCCACCTACTCTTTTTTAAAATATTGTGAAAGATATATTATTGGCTATGCAACTAGTGGAGTTCAAATAATTCAAGGTAAATGTTATTACGGTGGTATTCGTGATATAGGTGGATATATTTATGGTTTGCAAATAAAAGATTTATCAAGTTTTATAAAAGGGTGTCCAGTGAGTGATTTGATTGGTTTTATTGAAGGACATTTGCCAGCAGACTTAAATAGTTTCGTTGATGGTGTTACTTTTGTTGATTTAGCTTGTTATCTTAGGGGCGATGCAATAATGAGCGAATTAACAGCATTTATAGCTGCTCATTTACCAGAAAATTTAATAGTAAATATTTATGGATGGGATGCACGAGATTTGAATGGTATAATTACATCACTTTACTCTTCTAATTTGCCATCTGAAATTTTTCCTATTCCTTATATAAATCTTTTAGCCTATTTAAAGGTTTGGCCGCAAATAGATATAACAAGTTCTATTTATGGATGGCAAACCATTGATTTAAGTGGTTATATAGATATAATTTTTTCCAGAGACTTAAGTGCATATATCAATGCTGCTATTTATCCTCTAAATCTTAGAGCTAATATAAAAGGTTGGGCAAGAGAAGTTTATAATGATCTAAATTCTAATATTTTTGTTTATGGAATTAGAGATTTTCCAGCAGATATTAGAGGTACTGTTTTATCTAATTTGACAGGATCTTTATTTTCAGTTTTACCAAAATATATTTCTGCTTCTATTCGTGGTTGGCAAACTTCAGATTTATTTGTTGATATTACGAGTAATATGTGGCCTTGGGATTTAAAAGCTTCTATTATAGGTAGTGGGGCTTATAAAAATTTACCAGTTGAAATTATTCCTAGATTTTCTATAAATAATCCTCATGATTTATCAGCATATATTTTATCTACAAGAGGTCTTTCAAATTTTTCAGCTAGTATGGGTATTTTTCAAAAATCTGATTTATTTGCGTTTATAGATACCGGTAAAGATATTTCTAATTTAATGGCGTCTCTTACTCCTAAAATGATTAGATTAGCTGATATTATTTCTATTATTACAATGGAACATTTAGATTTATCAGCTACAATTAGTATTCCTTGTTTTTATTCTAATTTTAAAGATTTATCTGGGCATATAGTGTCCGTATATATGAAAGATTTACAGGGGATAATAAATGGAATTGGATGGATTAAAGGAGTATCAGAATTATCTGCAAGATGGGGATATTCCGATAAGTATGTTGTTCAAGATAAATTTTCTATTAATTTAAGTATTACAACAAAAACCAGATATATTGTTGAAGATAAATTATATTTGTATTTACAAATTTTTAGGCAATCTATGGGGCTTGGCGCTTCTGTTACTGGTATTTATAGGAATATTGATTTATCAGCATATGTATATGGATTGGCAGTAAAACCTCATGATTTCGGAAGTTATAAAAATAAAGAACGAGTTTATTTTAGAAATTATACACAAGAAGTTATAGATTTTGAAATAGTTGATATGGAATTTGAAGATATTGTGAGAGATTATATGTATAATGATATTAGTTATTTAGTAACTAAAACAGATAGATATGAACATCTACTAACTAAAATTAGTTCTTATTATTCTAAGTCAACTAGCGAAAGATTAAATAAAAAATTACATAAGACAAAGATATTATATGATTTAAGAAAATTTGATTCTATTGATTCGGCTGTTAAATATGCAATAAATTATGTCACTTCTTATTCCTATTCGGATTTTTCAGTGTATTTAAATGTGGTGGGCCAATATATTGGTTTAAATGCCTCATTAAATACTTTAAGATTGCTATCCTCTTATAATAATATGACGTCTGATATTAATGGAACTGCCCCAGGCGGTTATTCTATTGTTGTTGGTAAGAGAGATGGTACTACAGAATATTTTCCTTTCTAACTTGATAAATCAAAAAAATGTATTATGTTGAAACTTAGTAAAGATTTTTTAAAAAAATTGTAAAGAACACTTGACAAATTAAAAAAATGTATTATCATTGTTTGTGAGGAAAAATGCAAAGATAATATCATTATTTAAAAACTGAAACAGTATATTATCAAGCAATAGAAAAAGGAGATAAATTATTTGAAATTCGTAAAAATGATCGTAATTTTATTTTAGGCGACATGGTCATATTGCAAGAAGTAATTAATGGGGTTCCAACAGGTAGAGAACTTGAGGCTAAGAAAATTACTTGTATTTTGTATGGTGGAATTTACGGGATTGATTCTGAATATTGTGTGTTTCAATTGGAAAGATAATATCACGCATAACTAGCGGAGTTTATTATGTTAGATTGATGCGGTTGTTACGTTATATGTCGGACGAAAGAAAACCACGTGGGCTTGCTTTGCGGTATGTCACAAAAAATAATTATAAGATAGAGATACTTGACAAATTGATTTTAATGATTATTATGCTGTAAAGGCGTTTTATTTATAAAAACATTTAAAATGTTTTATCACTTTATTTAATTGAAAGGGAAAAGGATATGGATTTTTTTATAGAAACTGTCGAATTACAAAAAGCTGTTAAAGCATTAAGTATTACTGCAAAATTAAATACTTCTGAACCTTCTGGTTTGATTTTAATAAAAGCAGATAATAATGGTTCCATTTCATTTTTATCAAATAATGGTTCTATAGTTTTATCATTCACTTCTTATAACGCTGTTGTTAAAACTTCTGGTACAACATTAATAGAATATGGAAAAATAAAATCGTTTTCTAGTTCTCTTACTCCCTGGAATGGGGAGTATGGAGTTAAGGGTTTCCATTTTGTTTTGGAAGATAGAACTTTAAAGATTTCTCTTTCTAATATTCATAATAATAATCATGAATCTAAAGGAGAATTAAAATTAAAAAATCAAAATCATGAACTTTTTTTAATTCATTTACCTAAACCTTTTGAAAAACCAAATTTTATTTTAAATTCAACTATTTTTAAAAATGCAACAAATAAAATACTGTATGCATTAGATCCTTCTCATCAAAATTATGCTTTACAAAATATGAAAGTGCTTTTTGATGAAGATAATATTTGTTTTGTAAGCACTAATGGTAAAACATTATCTGAATATAAAGTTAAAAATATTAGTGAATTAAAGAAAGGAGAATTTTTATTTAAATATGATTTTATTATGGCTATTAGAAGAGCTATTACTGAAGAAACTAAGTTAGCATTTGAACTTACTGATAGAGATGTTAAAGTTGTTTTTAATAATATTTGTTTATGGGGGCAAAATGTCATAGGATATAATTTTCCAGAGTATAATAATCTTTTTGAAAAAACTACTCATTCTTTTATTATAGATAAAATAATTCTTATGGAAACTATTTTACCATTTTCCGATGTTTTAAATCAGGATGATGATAATAGATTAACCTTAAGAATTAATAATAATAAAGTATTATTATCAAATGAATTTGCTTCTTTTGAATATTTGGGGGATAATAATTTTGAAGGTGATTTTATTATTGATGTAAATGGAAAGAGTTTTTTACAAACTATAGAAGCTATTAAAGACGATAAAATATTATTAAAATTTTCCAACCAGGACTCCCCATTAATCTTTGATTCCGCAAATTTTTTAGATCAAACCGCTCTTATTGCCCCAATAAGACGTAGAGGGTAGATATGATGGATGAGAGTATAACTAGATTTATTGAGAATTTAAAAAAAGGTATAAATAAATTTGAAAGTAAGGATTTATTTTTAGAAGATAAAGATCTTATTAAAGATTTAGAAAATTTAATAATTGGATTTTTGAAGTCTAAAGGTTATCGTGTTTTTGAACCTATGATTTACCCTTTTAAGTGTAAAAATATTGAAGATTTAATTAAATTATTTTATATATTATTTAAAATAAAGTTTAATAACTTGTTGGTACCTTATATAAATAAGGAAAGAGATTTAGCAATAGCAAAAGCGTTTGTTGAAACAAGACAGGCGGCTTGTGATATATCATATTTGGAGGCCTTAAATCAGTGCGCACAAATAATTCATACTGTTTTTGAAAAATTTGAAAATTTTAAGTTTGAAAACACTCCAGATTTTAGTATTTTTGGTCAAAAAAAGATGGGGTGGGTAACTAAAATGGCTATAAATCTACTTAATAAAGAAATTTATATGTATGAAGATGAAATAACTGATAAAAAAGTTTTAGAGATTTTAGAAGAGATAGGCGTCGCTGATGCTGGGTGGGATGATGTTACTATAAATGAAGTTTACAATAGATTAAATAGGAGTTAAAATGTCAAAAAGAGATAAGGATAAAAATAAAGAAAAAGAGAAAGAGAAAGAAGATAGTTTAGTAGATAATTTATTAATGATAAAAAAAGCTATAATCAAAAAATATGGAAATGTGATTAGCAGATTAATAGATCATCAAGATATGGTTATTCCTACTGTATCAACTGGATCTATCAGTTTAGATTTAGCTTTAGGTAGAGGAGGGATGGCATTAGGTAGAATATATGAAATATTTGGACCAGCAAGTGGTGGTAAATCTACGTTGGCAGCAAATGTTATTATTAATGCCCAAGAAAGAGGAATGAAATGTTGTTATATAGATAGTGAACATGCGATTGATCCTTTATTATTTAAAAATTATGGAGTTGATTTAACTCAACTTGATTTGGTCCAGGCTTATACTGGAGAAGAAAATTTAGATATTTTGGAAATGCTAATTACTTCTGGTGTGTATCAAGTAGCTGTTATTGATAGTGTTAGTTCATTAATACCATCTGCTGAAGCTGAGGCGGAAATTTCTAATGATTTTATGGCTTTATTGGCTAGATTAATGGGTAAAGCTTTGCGTAGATTCACTCCTATAGCAAATCGTACTGGAACATTGACTATTTTTATTAATCAATTGCGCCACAAGATTGGTGGTTATGGTTGTTTTCATTATGATACATTAGTTAATTTTGTTGATGGGAGAAGTATACCAATTGGTAAGGTGGTTGATGAAAAAATAAATGGATCAGTGTGGACTTTAAACGAAAACACAAATATGTTTGAAGCTAAACCAATAGTTGATTGGCATGATAATGGTAAGGTTGAAACAAACACTGATTTGATTCACATTCAAACAACGTCTATAAATGGTAGAGGAAGATTTGGTTTTACGTGTACGCCTGAACACAAAATACTAACTAGTGATGGGTGGATAGAGGCCAAAAACATCCATATGTGTAATAAAATAGTTTCTAAATATACAGAAACTTTTAATGGTACTTATGCCGATTTTTTAAGAGGAACTCTTATTGGAGATAGTTGTATATCTATTAGGGATAAAAATACTGGATCTTTAAGGTTACAAGATAATGACAATATGGATTACATAGGTTGGAAAATTGCTAAACTATCTAAATTTATAAAATTTAATAAAACAAAAATTAACAAGGGTTTTAAATATAGCAGCGACTATACATATGAATTTGCTAAGATTAAACAAGAATTAGGCGAAAGAGATCCTATGTATCTACTCAACAATTATACTGATTTAGGTTTTGCTTTATGGATTATGGATGATGGTAATTATGATACTGCTAATGGTCATAATAGATATAGTATATCAGTTAAAAGATATAATGGAAACGAGTTGAAATTAAAATCTATAACTGATGGGTTATGTGATAAAGGATTTGACTGTTCGTATGATTTGAAAAGAGGTATTATACATTTTAAGACATTTATTACTGATACGGTGGCTGGTACTATTTGTAGATATGTACCAGAAAGTATGCAGTATAAGTTACCGGTACAGTACAAAAATAAATACGAGGAATTTGAATTATACAATGACAAAAAGATAATTATTGATTATGTTGAAATCAAAGAAATTAGGTTTGCTTCAGACAGACAAATGAGGCAGCGAAGAAAATTTGATATATCTATTTCTGACAATCACAATTATATGGTTGGAGGATATAAAAACGGTGTTGTTATTCATAACTCTAGCGAAATAACCACAGGAGGGGAAGCGCTAGCTTTTTACGCCACTGGTCGTATTTCTGTTAGAGGTCCTGAGTCTAGGCAGCGACGCATAATAGATGCTGAAACTGGTACTGTTATAGGTCATGAAACAATTTTTGAAGTTGTAAAAAATAAATTAGCTCCTCCGTTTAAGACAGCGTCTATTAAACTTATTTATGGAAAGGGATATGATAAGTATTGGGAAATATTATCGTTAGCTTCTGAGTTAGGAATTATAGATAAAACTGGTGCTTGGTATAAGTATAATGATGAAAATATAGCACAAGGTGAAATTAATGCTGTTTCTTTTTTAAGAGATAATGAAATACTTTATTCTGAAATAAGAAATAAAGTTATAGAAATGGTAGGGTTAAGGGAGCTTTATGAGCAAAATAGCTGATGAATTACATAATATTCTTGATAGTATATTTCCTTTTATTTTAAAAAAAAGAATTTATAGAGAGTTTTTTGTAAATTTTAGGGGCAGAAAATTATTTTTTGATTTTTTTATTAAAGAATTAAATATTTTTATTGAAGTGCAGGGTATTCAGCATTCTAAGTTTAATACTTATTTTCATGAAGATGGGATTGATTTAGTAAAACAAAAATTTAGAGATAATTTAAAAATAGAGTATATACAAAAAAATGAAAAATATTCTTTAATTCGATTTAATTATGATGAAATTCTAACAGAGGAATTGGTTAGAAATAAAATAAGAAAAGTGATGAATTCAAAAGATAGATTTTTTGAGTAAATTTTATGGCCAAAAAAATTTTTTATAATATAGTTCTAAATAGTTTTAAAAGAAAAGGTTATAATTTATTGTCGTCAAAGTATGTCAATAATACTTCAAAATTAAACTATGAATGTCCAAAAGGGCATACACATACAGTTTCTTGGGCCGATTGGAGAAGAAACAAATCTAATTGCCCTTATTGTAGCATAGAAAATAGAAAAATTAATTTTGAATTTATAAAAGAATCATTTGAAAAAGAAAATTATATTTTATTGGAAAAAAATTATAAGAACAATCATCAAAAATTAAATTATATTTGTCCTAAAGGCCATAGACATTCAATGTCTTGGTCAAATTGGAATCACCCTAAAAAATATAGATGTCCTTCATGTAGTGGTAATGCAAAATGTGATATTAATATTATTAAACAAGAATTTAATAAAGTTGATTATATTCTTTTATCAACTAATTATATAAATAGTAAAAATAAATTAGAATATTTGTGTGATGGGAGATTTGGAAAAAGACATAAAAATATTATATCATTGGATAATTGGAGGGCAGGAAAAAGATGTCCTGATTGTTTTAATATAAAATTATCAATCGAACGGGTTGGGGCAAAACATTGGAATTGGCGTGGTGGTATTTCTTTTGAGCCTTATTGCGAACTTTGGAAAGATAAAAATTATAAAGAATTTATAAAAGAGAGAGATAATTTTAAGTGTATGAATTTATTATGTGATTCTAAAAATCCAAGTGATCTGGTTGTTCATCATATTAATTATAATAAAAAGGATTGTAATCCTAGAAATTTAATAACTCTATGTAGATCTTGTAATTCTAGGGCTAATATTAACAGAGAGAAATATAAGCTGCAATACCAATTTATAATAAATGATTATTATAAGGAAAAAAATATATGACAAATATATTAATAAATTCTCCTAATTCAGAAAGAATTGATGGGTGTACATTAGATTCTATAAAATATAAAAAAGATTGTATAGATTTTGAATGTTTAGAAGATGGTACTTTAACTAGAGAATGTAAGTATTGTAATCTTAGTTTGGATTGTAGACAGGTAGGATTTATAGATGGAAAATTTTTTCCGATGGAATCACATTATTTACCATTGAGAGATGCAGTTTCTGATAAAATTATTGAATGGGAATTTTTTTGTACTGGTAACTATGATTATCGTTCTTTAGATGAGCGTAAACAGGATGATATAGTCTCGTAAAGGATAATTTATATGGATACTAATTTACTTAGTTTTTATAAGGTTAAACCCAACGAAAGTTTAATAGATCAGATTTGGACTTTGGATGCTAATACTTTAGATAGTTTAGATGATTCTTTAATTAGTAAATATGTTTTGGTTTTGGGGCAGTGGTTAATTTATTATGAATCTGAAGTGAATAAAGTTAAATCTAAAATAAGTGAATTAAATGGAACATTAGATACACTAGCGGCTTATTGGCTCACTCCTGAAATAATAAAAACATATAAAACTCAAGGAGCAGCAAAAGAATATGTTATAGGAAGTAATGCTGAATCAGCAGCTATCAAAGAAAAATTATTAAAATTAAAGGACGAATTAATATTAGTTGAAGGTATGGATAGGGCTGTAGTAGAACTTATAGCTGCTTTTAAACGCGAGTTAACAAGACGAGATAATGAATTATATTTTACAAGGAAAGAAAGACAAGGTTTATAATAGGTATTATATTTATTTTGATACAAAAGGAGTTAATATGAGACGGGAAATTATTGTTATGTTGATTTTGGTAATTAGTTGGCTTAGTGCTTGGTTCATAGTTTCGTCCCCTGGAGGAGCGAAGCGGAAACCCCCGCCTTCAGGCGGGAAGCTTCAGCATTTTCCTCTTGACAAATGCGTTTAATGTGCTTATCATTATTTTCTATTATTGCAGGAGCATTTATGTGGTGTAAGTAAGATATATCGGTAACAATTAGTGGATGGTACGTTAATATCAGTTAATTGTGTTAAACGATATTTATGTAAAAAAACTTAAAGGTAAAATTATGACAGAAAAAGATGTTAAAAATTTAGAGGAAATAAAAAAGTTTTTAGAAGAAAATAATGTTAAATATTCTATTGAACTTGGTAATTTTTGTTTATTCTATGATAATTATCCTGAAAAAAGAATGTATGAGATTGAGTATGTTCCATCATTAGATTTTCCTATAGCTTATACAAAATATGGGCTAGTTGGAGTCGATAAAGATTATTTTTATAAAAAATCTAGAGAAGCAGAAGATAATAATTCATTTAAACTATGGATTAAAGATTTTGAGTGGAACGATATAAGAAAAAGAGAAGTATTGAAATCACAAATACTTCATGCTTATGGAATAACACGTAATAAATTTTATGCTCGGGATTGTGTAGTTAAAGAGGTAGGTTCTAAAGAAGGTAGGTCCTTTGAAGAAGAGAATTGTTTTTATGGTAAAAGGGGGGCTAGTTTAAGCCTTGGTTTATATCTCAAAAAAGATAAAAACGGATTTAAAAAAAATACATTACTTATGATATATACATTTGGAAGGAATTTTTTTGGAAAAACAGATAATATAATAGAGGTCATTAGAGTTGGAACTTTAAAGTTTTCATATGTTATTGGGGGTGCTTCGAAATTATTAAATCATTTTGTTAATAATTATAAAATTTTAAAGATAGGAAATCATGATATAAAAGTAGAGAAGCTGAAGTTTTATTCTGATTATGATCATCATATTGGTGGTAGTATGGATGTTTTGGGTTTTAAACTAGATAGTTATTCTGGTGGTGGATTTATGAATTATTGGGTAGAAACTGGTAAAGTTAGAGCGAGGGAGCCTATGCGACATAAGTGGGTGATGGAACAAATGCGCTTAGGTAAATGCCGCTCAATACCAAATGCTGGAGTAAAAACCTATATATTAGACGTAAATAATTATTGATTTATAAAAACATAACAATAAGGGCGGCTGATTGTGCTGTGGTTTGCTCAATCCGAGTTGACCCACCGATTATCTTAGACTTGTTAGGTATTTTTTATAACAATGCGTTGTGCGGTGAGAGAAGCGCAGACGCACGAACGACTGGCTATCCTACCGTCATTGAAAAGGAGAACATGAAAGCCATATCACTGATACAGCCTTGGGCAACCGCAATAATGTGCAGCAATAAAAAGATTGAAACGCGCTCTTGGAAAACAAGCTATCGGGGCCGAGTAGCCATACATGCATCAAAGGGCTTGCCGAAGTGGGCGCGTGAGTTTGCAGAAACAGAGCGGGCACTCGGTAGAATACCGACGCAATTACCGGTCGGAACGATCATCGGCTTTGTTAACATCGTTGACATGCGGAGAACCGAAGATCTCGTGATGGAAATTTCTCCCCTTGAAAAACTGTACGGTGATTATTCGCCGGGCAGGTGGGGGTGGATTTTGAGCGACGTCGCGCAGATCTATCCCGTTGCCTGCAAAGGATCACTTGGATTATGGGACGTGCCGGAAGGCATGAAGTTTGTTTTTGTAGGATAACGCCCCACACAACTTGTGGGGCAGAGGAACAAAATTTTTAACCGCGACTTTGTTTCCCGTCAAGTTGACGCGGTTGTTATGTAAAAATATTTAATTAAAGGATAAAGGAGTTAAAATTATGATAGATGAATATATACTTAAACAGTGTATTCCTTCCAAGGAATCCTGCCAGCATCAATTACACTCAGTAGATTTACCAGATCTTTTCGACCCTGAAACTGGAAAATACCTTGGTGATCCTATGACGCAAGAACAATTGGAATTCCTGGAAAGTGTTGTTGAAATGCTTCCCGAGTCTTATCTGTAACGGAAATAGTACTTATTGCTGATTTTTTGACAACTACTATTGCAAAAATAATGTTTTGTTCTTTTATTATTGATCCTTGGAATTTCATTGACAAATCGATTTTGATGATTATTATTGTTTTTAAGGGGTATTATATAAATGAGTGTAAATAAAGAAAATATAAAAATGATTTTTTGTAGACCAGCCGATGAAAGAGCGTTATTAGCTTTTTGTTTTAAAGATATAGAAAAATATTATTCTTTACTTTCCCAGTTGTCACAAAATGATTTTTTACATCCAGATCATAATACTTTATTTTCTATATTAAGCTCTCTACATGGTAAAAACGCAAGACATTTTGATTTTCCATTAGTTATTAAAGAAGCTCAAGAAAATGGATGTTTAGAAAGTATTGGTGGTATAGATTATATTAAAACAATAAAAGATATGGAAGTAAATGAAAATAATTATGATATGTATTTAAATAATGTTTTAGAATCTAATTTAAAATATAGATTATATTTAATTTTGTACAATGGAATTATTGATGTAGAACAAAATTCTAAAGATGATAAAACAGGAAATGATTTAATAAGTAAAGTTGAAAGTGGAATTTTGGATTTATCTACTGAAAGTAAAGCTATAAAAGAACCTATAGACATAAGTTATGGATTAAAAGAAGAAATAGAACAACGTAAAGTTCATCAAGTAAAAATTATGGGTGTATCTACAGGTTATCCTATATTAGATAATCAAATTGATGGACTAGTTGCTGGTACTTTAACGGCCATAACAGCAAGACCTAAAATGGGTAAAAGTGCATTTTTATCGAATGTTGCGGCGCATGTTGCTTTTAGAGAAAATATTCCAGTTTTATATGTTGATACAGAAATGACATTTAGTATGTGGAGAGATAGGATTTTATCATTAATGTCTGGGATTGAAGAAAGAGTTATAAAACATGGTGGTTATGATGATGATTCCTATCAAAAATTGATTAAATGTATTAGTATTATAGAAAAAGGTAAATTATTTCATGAGTTTATGCCTGGTTATAGTATAGATAAGCTTACTGCTTTATATAAAAAGTATTATCTAAAACATGGTATAGGTTTAATAATTTTTGATTATGTTAAAGAACCTAATTTGGCTAGTATAAGTGGTGAAAGAAAAGAATATCAAATTTTAGGGGATGTTGTAACAAAATTAAAAGACTTATCTGGACAACTAAATATACCAGCGTTGGTTGCTGCTCAGATAAATAGAGATGGAGATATAGCTGATAGTGATAGAATAGCTCGTTATGCTGACGTAATATGTCAATGGTCTAAAAAAGAAAATAAAGAATACGAGGAAGCTGGTTCTAGGGCAGGTACTCATAAATTAGTTATTCGTGAAACTAGACGAGGAGGAATGACTTCAAAATTAGGTATTGGTTATAATTTTTATGTAAGATCTATTAGTATTAAAGAAGTTGCATTACCAGATCAAGCAATAAATGATTATGCAGAAAGGGTAGTAAATTATGGTAGTGCAGATGATGACCTCTTATAATAATGATTTTAAATTTAAATTAGATAGAATTAAAAATTTAATTAATCCAAGATTTTTAATAGAATCGTTAGGTTTTAAAATTAATCGGGAAACTATAAAAGAATTAAGAGGGGCTTGTGTTATTCATGGTGGAGATAATTTAACATCCTTTAGATTTAATAAAGAACGAAAAACATGGGTTTGTTTTTCTCATAAATGTCATGAAACATTTGGTAATGATGTAATAGGATTAGTAAGATCGGTATTAAATATTGATTTTATGTCGGCTATAAATTTTCTTGATAATTTTGTTGGAAATATTGATAGCTCTTGTAATATTATGTATAAAATACAAAAAGAAAAAGAAGAATTTATACATTATAATAAAGTAAATGAGGAGTATATTCATCCAGATGTAAACGAAGATCGTCTTTTAAAATTTCGTTCTATAAAATCTAACTATTTTTTACAGCAAGGTTTTTCTTATGATACTTTAGAACATTTTGAAGTTGCTGGAAATTATAAATGTAATGATGGTGTTTTAAGAGATATAATTCCAATAAGAAATACAGATGGTAAATTAGTTGCTTATAGTTTTAGGGATACAAGAAAGAATGTTTCATTTGATAATAAATATATGTTAACTCCTAATTTTAATAAAGATAAAGTTTTATATAATTTTTGTAATTCAAAATTATTATTGAATAAAGTTCCTTTGATTTTGGTTGAAGGATTTAAAGCTGTTTGGAAATTATGGGAATGTGGTATTGAAAATGTGGCTGCTTGTATGGGATCTTATTTAACATCTGGTCAAACAAAATTGGTTTATCAATATGCTATAAAAGGAGTTGTATTATTTTTTGATTCTGATATTTCAGGTGTTGAAGGTATGCATCGTATTTATAATATTTTAAAAGATAAAATTGATATATCTATTATATATATTGTAGAAAAAGATTTAGATCCAGCTGATTTAAGTTGTGATAAGAATATTGAATATTTGAATTATAAATTTATATAGAGGTGAAAAAGAATGGAGAATCAAATTATTGGTGAGAATTTTGTTAGTTTGGTAGGGAAAATTTCTTATCCTAATATAAAAATTGTTGGTGATAAGAATAGTGCTTTATTTAATGGAAAATTAGCCATCCCAGATAAAGTTAGTGGTAAATTTCAATATATAAAAATATCTGCTTGGAGAGATATAGCAGAGGCACTTAATTCTGTATCGGCAAATGTTATGGTGAAAATTCATGGGCATATAGAAGAAAGAAGTTATGATAGTGCATGTAAACACTGTGGTAACTCTGAGAAGAAATATTGGACAAGTGTTGTTGTTGATAATTTTTTTGTAATGGAGGATGTTTAATTATGTCAAATCTTAAAAAGAAAAATAAAAAGGAAGAGGGTGAAATTTATTTTGGTACTCCTCCTATGGCTATGTTTCCAGCAAGAAATTACTATTATAAAATTATAATTCCAGAACATAAAATTAGTATTCCTAGAACTGGTGAGTATAATGAAATAGCTCCCAGTGTTTTTTCTAAAGAAGATGGGGTATTTTGTATATTAGATGAAAAGAGCCATGTTTTATTTACTCCTGCTATAACAAAAGTTTTATTTGCAGTATCTAAATATCCTGATTTAAAAACAAATCAATTATATATTCCCATTGCTTTAACATTTAAAAATGATGTTGTAGATATTATTGGGCAAGTAGTTGAAGTATTACCTCCTCCAGATCGAGATACAACTTAATAAGGAATAGTCAACAACCACTGTCCTAAAGGGATAGTGGCTTGTATGAAACTATAAGCCGCATATTGACTAGACTAAGCATTAACTTGCTACGTTATATAAGTTATCATACCCGTGGACGTTTATCCTAATCTGTGGCTCTATGGTTTAACATTAAACAGTTTCGTGTGGTAGAAACAGTGTGTTAGGCGTGACAAACTTATGTAACCTTGTCTAAGGATAGTTAACTCTGAAAGGAGGTAGACTTTATGTTAGTCTACATTTTAAATCAAAATGGCGAACCATTGATGCCGTGTAAACCTTCTAGGGCAAGAAAGCTTTTGAGGCAGAACAAGGCAAAAGTCGTTAAGCTAGAGCCATTTACAATACAGCTATTGCATGGTTCAAGTGGATATAAGCAAGAAATCACTCTTGGTGTTGACGCAGGTAGTAAAGCAGTTGGTTTGTTTGCAACAACAACTAAGAAAGAGTTATTTTCGGAAGATGTTCAATTGTGGTTTCTTCGATATTAGGACTTTAGATGGAGCTAAGGTCAACAAAGGTAGTGTTAGTTATAAATCTTTCAAATTAACTGAGAGAAGAAAAAGTCTATTAACAGAGAGGAGGGTGGCAGGTTAGGTATGCATAAGGCATTCCTCCCCTAACCTGAAGGTGTAGGGGTTTCTTGCCAAGCTTTTATGAATTGTATAAATTGTAATTCTGATAATGTTATTAGTTCCGATGATTTTACTTTTAGTTGTAAATGTGGGGAAGTATTTTCTTTAAAACATCATACATGTATGACATGTGTTTTTTCCTGGAAAACTTTGAATAATGTACCTATAGAAGGAGTATTTATTTCATCTGATATTTTGCCAGATTTTGTTTCACACGATGATATTAATGAATTAATAAAACAACCTGAGTATAGAAAATTTGATATTTCTAATAAGTTTATAAGTATGATTAATTGTATTCATAGATGTTTACGTTGTGGTGCAATAGCTTATGAAATTGAAAAAAATGTATTTAAATGTGGTGATAATACATGTGGATTTAAATGGGAAGTGCTGACATTTGAAGAATAGAGAAAAAATTTAAAAAAGATATAATCATAATCTAACCTCCTTATTAGTGTAAGAATCAGAATTTCAATTTTGGAGGTTTGATAATGGGTAGTAAAACTTTTATAGACACATCTTATGCATTAAGAAAATGGACTAGTAAAGAAAAACAAGTGGTTATTAATTTACGAGAAAAAAACCATGGTCCTAAAAAAATAGCTGATATAACAGGATTTCCAGTGGATCAAATAAAATTTTGGTTATATGGGTCTAGAACAAAGAAAAGAAATAAAAAAAAATCTAAAAACCATAATCAAAATAGTAAAAAAAGCTATTATAGAATTAAATTTAATAATTGGTTTTCCTGGAAGGCACATTGTTATAGGGCTTCTTTATTGAAACAATGTATTACAAAAGAAGAAGTTCCATCTAGAGAGGATTTAGAGTATTTTTTGATAAATGGAAATAAGGTTTGTGAATATTGTAAGAAAGAATTGCATCAAGAAAATATTTCATTGGATCATAAAATACCTGTGATTAGAAATGGGCCATCTTCTTTAGATAATTTAGCTTTGGTTTGTTCTGATTGTAATGAGGCTAAAGGAGCACTAACTAATATTGAATATGTTAAATTTCTTAAATGTATATCAACTTGGGAAGATGGTGGAAAATATTTAATAGGAAGATTAAGAGCAGCAAATAGATTTTATTTTAAAAAATTTAAATAGGAGACGTTAACTACTATGTCAGGAAATGAAATAAAAGTTAGTGCATCTAGAATTAATATATTTTTAGATTGTAAATATAAGTATTGGTGTAGTTATAAAAAGGATTTTCCTAAAGTCTGTAGTTATGCGTTTAGAAAAGGGCTAGCTGTTCATGATGCTTTAGATTTTGCTGGGCAAATATGGATGAAAAACGGAAAATTTTCTTCCGCTGATAAAAAGAATATTTTAAAGAAATATGATGAGGCAGCAGTTAGGGAAGGAGTTGATTATGTAACTACGCACTCTGAAGGAAAAGAATTAGTTAAAAAAAGAATTGATAATTTT